TGTCCGTCTGACTTGCATTAGTACTTCTGTTGCCTCCACTTGCATCTGGGTATATGTAAATCTTATTCATAGGGTATCTGGATTTGATCTCTTGGGCAATGCTGTCTGTGTCGTGACTGCCACTAATCTCATCAAATATTAACAATTTTTGATTTTGGACAATACCGATCACTGCGTTCATGTTGCCTATGTTGAAGTCCATGCCAACTCTTAATGGCTCTAGTCCTATCTCTGGCTTGATATTAGTAACATTGTTTTCTCTGGTAAAGCGATCATATACCTGACCTGTAGTTAGATTGATAAACTCTCCATTGAGATATGCCTGTAACATTGATGGGTCATAGTTGGCTTGCATACGCTCGATAAAATCTGAGGGCAAGTGAGGGTTATCCTGAGTCCTCATCTTGATTAGCTGCCTATCGGTTCTCTGCTTTGCGTCATCTGTAGCAAAGGTATTGTATAACCACCGAAAGCCCTCTGGTGTACTGGCTGCACAAAACTGGCGAACATTACCAGCCCTTAACCTACCAAGTATCTTTGGAAAAGCCTTATCACAAATACTTGGGCTAACAACATCTATCTCGTCTGCAAGGCAAAATGCCAGATTCAAGCCTATTATCCGACTCCAGTTCTCGAATGACCTACATAACAGCTTGCAATCACCCTCTTTTAGATGCACTACATATTCGGGAAGGGGACTGGCTCTAAAGCTGTAGGGTATTTCATAATGCTCAAGAAACTGATCGAAGTCTGTTTGCCAGATGTCCCTTAGTAATGGCCCAGTTGGTTCAAGGATTGCACCAATAAAGCCTACGTTTTGAGCCATAAGCTTCAAGGCCATAGCACAAAGCGATCTAGTCTTACCAGCACCATATCCAGCAGAAAGCCCCACTATCTCATTCTGATTATCAAAGAACTCCTGTTGCTGTGGGTGCAAATCATTTCTAATTCTTTCTAGTAGCTCTCCAGTATCAATGTCAGTGTAATGACTGCCTATGTGATCTAATACAGAACCTTCCCTACTTAAAATGCTCAAGACATCACCTGACCGACCTTTGCCATTGAGTTTATACAGCCCAAAGCAACTGTTAACTGCCCTGATTTCCTAGCCTCTTTTGCTAGTGAGGCATACTGAGCAAGAACTTCAGCAGTAAATTGTCTGCGGTCAATGTCAAAATCTTGCTTCAAAATCTCTCTGGCATCTGAGATATAGCTATCAACAGTCCTTTGTGTAACACCCCACTCAGTTGTAGCAAATTGCAGTATATCTGATCTAACAGTACCAACAGACATAAGCCTAGCCACTTTGTTTACTCTGAACTCATGCTCATTCTTGCTAGTTCTGCCGTTAGCCACTATGAAATTATGATTTTTATTATTCTAAATGTAGCGTCAATCGTTAGTTTTTGTCGATTTCAATTTAATCAATTAACTAAACGGCCTAATCTTTTCACCAATAATTCATAAGTTTCCATAGGTGTCATGTCCGAAGTTTTAGCAAGTTTGCAAAGTTCTTTTAGATTTTGTGGGCCTTCAGCCCATGAAGAAATATTTTTAATTTTTTTTAGTTTCATGGTTTTTGTTTTTGTTTTGCTTGATTTTCCCAGCTTGTTTTAAGAAATATTAGTTCATCAATCCTTTTTCTTAGTGCATTGATGCGGTCATTGTTAAAGCTGTCAAAGTCTTTGTTTTTCATTAGAAAGGCAATGTTGATTGACTGAAAGACTCAGGTTTTTTAGGTAAACACCAAAGATGTTCCTTCTTTCCATAGTTACCCATTACAAAGTCTTTTGTTTTTTCTAGTTTGCCATTATCAGATAAGTTTGTCATAGCTCTTCTGATAGATGTTATAGGGCAGTTTAATCCTGAGATAGAAAGAACCATTGATGGGCTGAGTGGTCTTTCGTATTGCTTAAAACAGTTAATGATCTTCTGTTCTTGTGTTTTAGCTTTTGATTGTGACCTAGCTAGTTCACTAGGGTTTTCGTTGATTGTGTTAAAAAAAGTCATTACTTCTGACCCCTTATTCTTGCCCATCTTTTTTTCTGTCCAGCAGCTACAGCAAAATCATAACCATTATCAAAAATGGCTTGTTTTGTTTTTTCTGGATCATACATATATCTTTGTAAATAATGATCTCCAGTAAAGTAATGAATATCTTTTTTTAAAATACCTTTTTTTCTAAAGTTTTGAATCGTATGAGAGGAGATACCAATTATTTTCTCTGTTTCCATGCCGTTATACAAACCTTTTTCTGCAAAATGTTCTTTAGTTCTCATTTTTAAGTATTTTGAATAATCAGCAGGGACATATTGAACAGGTTTTATTAGGTTGAGATATTCCTTCATTACTTCATTGTTACGCCTTGAATTATAGGCAAGCTTGCCTTTCCAACCACCAGAATCTAACGAAATAAGAAACTTATATCTTTTTTGCAAATTAGGGTGAGTAAATTTATAAGTTGGATAATGATTAAGTCTTGAATCAAGATAACCATCAAGTGCAATTTTTAAATATTTAATTTTTAATTGAATCCACCTATCAATATCAGTTTTTTTCCAATAGCAATGGTCAACGCCACTGGTTCCATTTTTTTCTAATTTTCTTGAAGGCTTTGGCAACCAATTTTTTCTTAATTGAACACGAATATACTCCAAGTCATATCCAGTAAGTTCTATTAAATCAAAAACACAATACTCATCAGACATTTTTTCTTTGCTTGGATCAAAAGAAATATGTCCTGTTATATCAAATTCTTTTTTTAAAATTTGCCTTATCCACTCTCTACCGACATCAAATCTTTCTGCAATTTTTTGAAGTGTGTATCCTTCTTTTCTCATGCGTAAGATAATTTCGTTTCTTGCTTGTTTAAGCTCTGGTGTAGTTGTGTAATGATTTTTCATAATGATTTGATTTGAAAGTTTGCTAGTTGATCTTTTACTTTTTGTGCTTCTGGTGGAAGTGCAGCTTTTTGGTTTTTAATATTTTTTTGTATGAGTTTGTTCATAAGCTTTTCTGTTTTAGACCAGCTTTCTTTTCTCATGTTGTGTATGTCTCTGACAATGTCGATTGGTATATCTACACCAACATTGTTTCTTATGTGACCATCTGAATCTCTGTAACCATGAGAGATTATCTGACCATCTATGTCGTATTGAGCGTTAGCTGCATTGCAGTAACATATGAGAGCTAGATCCTGACCTGAGAATCGCCTTCCCTTGTCATCAATGTCATAGTCTGGCAAGTGATTGTTTATTAGCTTGTCTGAATTGTTGATAATACCTGTATCATTGCAAGCATAACAAGTGTATTTGGGTGCGTTGAAGGTAACTTCTCTATCAACAGCAGATCTTTTATAATTTTTCATTTTAGTTGTGCTTTCCATTGAGGAGTAGCAAAAACTTTTACACAATGTGTATGAATTTTTGTTTTTAAATTATGTAATTCTTTACTTTTTTCTTCGTACTCAAAAGTAAATTGCAAGTTTCTTACATAATCATCTGAGTCTTGATCTTGTTCCTCTAATTCTTCTTTGACTTCAAGTATTGCATCATCAATACTTTCAATCTTTTCATCAAGTAACTTTTCAAAGAGAATACACTCTTCAGTAGTGAAAGATAAATTCATGGGGTGTTAAAAAGGGGTGTTTTGTTTGGGTTTTCCTAATGTAGTTGCTTTTTTAGATACTGTCAATAGATATTGTTCATATTGACCATTTTTGAGATAACGGAAACAATCAGGAAATAATGGTGTAAAGTTATCATTCTTTAATTGCTTTGATCTGGCTCTTATATCAGCGTGTAAGCAGTCAAGTATCTTTTCCTGTGTCTTTTTACTTAATTTACTAAATTCGGCTTTTGCAAGCTTTTTAGATTGTGAAACAACACGCATTGAAGTAGGTATCTTTCTATAAGCTTCCCAAAATGGTTCAAAAAAAGAACTAATAGTTTTATAGTTATTTGTTTTAGTTATATTGTTTTTCTTAGGGTGTAGCTCTGACACTACCCCAGTATCTGACTGACACCCCCCTAGTGTCTGTGTGACACTACCCCCAGTTCCTGTGAGATACCGCCCATTAATAGCTGGGTCTGGGACAGGAAGTGCCTTGCATTGCTGCCAGATAGTGACTCTATAGCAGTTTGTCTTTTGATTTAATTCATCAATCCTATATTGTTTTTGTAGTAGCCCAAGTTCTACTAATTCATTAACAGTCCTGATAACACTTGATCTGGACATTTTGGCATCTTTGGCGATTGTTGCGTAACTAGGCCAAATGTTTGGGTAGTAGCTCTGCAAAACCCAAATTATAGTTAATTGATATGGTGTTACTTTGCCCTTTAATGCTGTTGGCAAAGCTATGAATGGGGTATTCTCTGGAATAAAACTCATTTTCTATGGAATATATTATTTCTGTAAAAGGCATGGAATCTGCCCCTCAAGGCAGTAAAAAACACGTTGGCAATGGAATAATGGTTGAGACAAGTAAACGTCTAAAATCATGGCGAAAACAGGTGGAAATGAG